TATACAAGCTATGAAACAAATTGCCTGTACCGTTTGCAGTAGAAGCTATAAAGATTTTTGATTTCTTAGATGATGAAACAATTGGATACACTGATTTCCAAAATTCATCAACTAAATGAGGTTCAATGAACGCTAACTCATCTAATATAAGACAGTTGATAGATTGACCTCTTGCAGCAGTGCCGGTGGTGGTTGATATACCAATTCTACACCCGTTACCTAGTATCATAGACGTTTTACCATACTCTTTAACACCAGGTTTTAACCAATTTGGTAATTCCTCATATGCTAATCTAATTCTTCTAAAGATTTCTATTGCAGTGCCCTCTTTATTTGCTACAATTAATATAGATTGGTCTTTTTGAAAGCATGCAATCCATAATGCATATATGGTCATTAACGTGGTTTTACCAATCTGTCTAGAAGCTAACAATATAAAGAATCTATTATCACGCATCTTACGTAACACTCTCTTTTGACACAAATGAAGTTCAATTTTTTGTTTACCTTCGTCCAATGATATAATATGGAAGTGGTTTTCAGCAAAATAGAGAATGTTTTTTGATGACTTTTCTAAGTCCGCAATCATCTCTGGTGTGTACTCAAATTCCGCGTTAACGGTTGGGAGGTTAGGGTTATTTAAATACGTCTGTTTGTTTTTAAGCATGAGCGATATAAATATTTACATGTCCACTTCTAAGAACCTAGTAGATATATGGGAATTATATAACAGTCAAGTGCTAAATGAAAAAGCACCTGCTAAACAAGCAACGAAAATGACCACTAAGAAGGGTCCAGGTCCAGTTGACTTAAACAGCCCAAAGGCTAAAGACATTCAAAACAAAGATACCTCTGGTCCAGCAGCTGCTGATGGTTACGGTGATGTGGCAGTAGACGTACGCAATCCAAAACATAAGAAGGACAATGCATATAATATTACGAATCTTAGTTTTGGAGAAAATTTTGACCAAAATATGGAAAAAACATCAAAAGACAAGATAAATAATAATATGAAATCTATTTTCAATAAACTATACGAAGAAGTAATGGGTAACGAAGATGCAGCTGATCTAGCAGCACTCGGCGTTGATTCAGAAGGCCAAGGACATGAAGGTGCAGAAGGTGAAGATGCAGATCTCACACATGCCGAAATTATTGAGATGCTTGAAAAGGCATTAGCTGCATTAAAGAAACATGCAGAAGGTGAAGCTGAAGGTGAATCCGAAATGAGCGGTGAAACAGAAGGCGAAGCCGAAGGTGAAGCAGCTTCAGAAGATAATGAAGAAGATGCAGATGAAGAAGACAATGAAGAATCTGATGATGCTGATGACGAAGATGAAGAAGTTAAGAAAGAATCATCTGGCGCAATTTATTCCGTTGACAATCCAGTAGATGGTGACGGAAAACTAGTAAGTGATGAATCCGGCAAAAAGCTCACAAAGCATAATATGATTAAAGTCGGTGACAAAACTGCAAAACTTGCTAATAAGGGCAAAGCACAGTACAATGTTAACAATCCAGTAGATGGTGATGGTAAAGAAGTACCAGACTCAGCTGGTTTAGCAATGACAAAGCACAATGCTATTGAACCTAAGAGCAAGATTAAAGGTAGAAATCAAGAATTCTTCGGAGTATAAGATATAACGAAAATAGATTAAATTAAAGCCGCTAGCAATAGCGGCTTTTCTTTTGCTTAAATATATTCGTGGACCTATTCAAAGAGTTTTTTAAATCCCATACACCAACATTAAGTCTTAGAGGCGGTGTACAAAGAAGACATCGCAATCCATTAGGAACAACCGATGTAAACAGACATTATAGAAGGAAACATCTTAATTTAGTTCCTGATATGTACAAGGCTAAAGAGGACGCTAATCCAAAGATTGAAACTCTAAAGAAAGGCCCGGGTAGATTTGTCTGTAATACAAAAGACTTGCAGTATATAACAAGAAAATTTTTAAAGGGCTTGCCTCCAAAAGCAAATGAAATGAAAATGCTTGGTGGTAAAATGGGCATAAAGCTTTACCATGATATCAATTCAGGTAAATGGATTATAGAAAAAAATTAACATGTATAACGCACAAAATAACGGATTACCTGGGGTAGTTGACTCAGATGGTTTTTGTTTTAGATACGTTGATAAAAACGTTATACAGAATGAAGAATATTTGTTTAGTAACTATTGGAGAGAACAGATTAACACTTACGGTACTATGGTTACGTATTATGTTAATGCTTATAACGTACTAAACGCAGATAATTTTTACGGTGAACAACCAGCCCAGAAATATGCTGAACCTAGAAATGTAGTTTTAGCAGTGGACTTAGCAGAAAACGCAACAGCGTTATCAAAATTCGGTTTTCAAGCAGATGATGAAATTACTGCTTATATTCACCTATCTACTTTCTATGATGTATTTCATAATATAAATTTAGAAATACTAACTAATGAATATTTGAGTTCTCCTACGTTGTCAGCTAAATTAGAAACAGAAAACTTATTTGGATTACGTACAGAAGATCCAACTACCTTTGAAACACAATTTAATCAAGTACAACCCAAGGCTGGGGACGTTTTCACATTGACAGAATATGGTTACGGACGGCCAGGGCCAAGAAGCGGATACAATTACGAAGTTACACAAATTTTAGACCAAGATATTGCAAGAACAAATCAGTTAGGTGGCCATTATGTTTGGATTTTAAAGGCTAAGAGACTTGATTACAGCTTTGAACCTGGTCTATCAGCAGAAAAGGGAAGTGATCAAGTTTATGACGATACTTCAAGTGGTGTATTACCTGGCGGTAAACAAGACCCAGCACCACCTAAGAAGTATGATGAAATTTACCCATTAACATCAATTGACCAAGTTAGCAATACTACTATATTCAGTATGACAGCTAATGATGCAACTGACGTGTACGGTAACTACTGATTAGATTAAGTTTAAAAGATAATCTATGGTATTTTCTGCTATTTGTTTACTGTCAAATAGCATTTCAAACCTACCAGCACCGCCACCCATAAAGGTATACAGCACTTTATTGTCTTCCTTTAACTGTATGTTGTATATCTGATAAGTTCTACCCGGTATAAACAACTCTTTAACCTTACCAGATAGTTTAGGTTTTTTGACAACAAAAACTTTACCTGGAATGTACTTCATTTCTTAACAACCCAATTTTGGATATGATACTTCATATCCTTTTCACGTTCTTGAATGTATTTTTGAAATGCTAAAGGTTTTACCCAGTTAAGATTCTTGTCAGGATTAATACCCAATTGCTCAGCCTTGTCACAAGCAAGGTTTACACCTTCAAATAAACACGCAAATCGTGTTAAAAAATTGATATCATTCTTGTAATCAATTTCAGGTTCTAAATCTGAGTCTTTTTTTGCTCTTTTAACGTTTTCCATCGTATAATGATTGTATGAGTTTTCCTAATAGAGTTATTTTCATTTCCTTGTCATCTATGCTGTAGTTTTTGTACAACTGTAGCAAATTAAACGTCAAATCTTTAATAATTTTTTTATTCTGTATGAAAAGTGCTTCCTGATCCTTGTCTGATGTATCAATTGTATTTTTATCAAGTGCATGTATCAGTACTTCAAGAAAAATTTTAAGAGCCTGATTATTTTTATTTTTTTCTGTAGCCAATCCTTCTTTTAACTTGAACGATTCTTCCATACTCAAGTTAAGACATGTGCTTATGCTTTTAATCAGTTCATTTAACTGAACAACTGGTGCTTCTTGCTTAATGTCAGTTATTGAGGAGTTGATCTGTGTGGTAATCTTATCTAATTCACTCATTTTTGTGTGTAGATAGGTTCCGTGGTAAGTACTGGCTTAATATCAATGTCAAGTTTAATGGTTTTGTTACATTCACTGCACTTATATGTAACGTTTTCATCAAATCTAACTATAACATCTTGTCTATTCTTTTGTCCACAAGGACATTCCACTAATGCAACTTGTTTTACTGCCTCTTTAAGTTGTTCTATACGTATTTGTTCAGCTTTAAGTAACGTTCTATTCTCATATATGGTGTTGCCTATGTAAAATGCCATGACCTGCACTACGAAAGCTAATAAAAACACCAAAATCCAATGTGTAACAAACAATGCTGCTATTAAACCGCTAACTAATGCGGTGATACCTAACGAAATTAAAAACTTTTGTATCATTTACCTATTGTATCTATGCCATTACTAATATCAACTATGGCTTTACCTATAATAGTGCTCTTTTCTTTGATTTCTCTTAATAGATGCTTGTATTTGTCTTTAAGGGCTGGGTTTTCTAATGCTAAATCCATTATCTTAGAAAGGTTTAACGTTGCTATATACATATCTGATAGGACTTCATCGGCTTGATTCAGTGGATATGGTTTTACATTACCGGCATCATAATTTGTATCCTTCTTATTAGCGTTTAAGAACGATTTGACTTGATTTGCAACAGGAGGTGTCTCTGTTTTCTGACCCATTATCTGTCTATTTGCATTCATCATTGAGTCATCTTCTGAAATTAGCCTTTTCATATTAAATATTTATGTAAATCTAATAAATAATAACATATATGAGCGTTTACGAGAATAGATTTAAGAAGTTCTTAGTAGAAAAAGACGAAACACCTGATGTTCCAGATGAAATGACGGATCAACAGGCTATGGCACAGACGTTAGATAAAGGTACCGCTCCTGAGGACTTTGATGTAGAGGCTCCCCCAGCAGGTGCTGTTGCTAAACCAACACTCTCTGCTATACAACAAAAGATGTATGATGAATTAAAGGCTTGGACAGAAAAGATTGATGAATTTAAAAAGTTTCTCAATGATCCAAACCCAGATAGCTTAGTAAGCAAATTGAATGCTGCTGAAACAGACACTTTATTTGATAAAATCAGTACTGCTGAAACGAAAAAGATTGCTCGTGTTGCAGCAGAGTTGTCTAGCTTTAATGAAGACCTAAAAGGTTACTTAGCTACAGCTCATGACCCTAAGTACCGTTACAATTAAGATACACTATTCTTAATTTTTGTTAGTATTATCTTTGCTTTCAAACCGCTGAAAGAGTTTTCAATAATAAACTTTGGATCTATCTGGTCTAAATTTTTTGAAACACAGTATTCATTTATATCTTTAAATTTTTTCAGCTCTTCTGGCCATATAAAGATCTTTTCATTAGTATCTGTCAATGATATGCTCTTTTTTAATGATGCTTTATCGTTCCACTGATTATCTAAACACCAAATTTTAGTGTAAGTGGGTAATGTGTTAATTTGCTGCTGTTGTAAATCGGTGAATATCTTGTTTCCGTCTTCAGTAATACCGCATACTGCAAGTCCATTCTTTATAAAATAAGAGTCAATAGGACCTTCAAAGATAAAAACATATTCCAATGACTGATCTATATTGTGGATACCATATAAACTACGGTTACTACGTACTTTACTAAGGTACTTTGGCTTTAACTTGTTATCAGCTGGTAATAAAGTTCTGGTTTGATAAAAAATGATGTCGTTATTTGCATCATAAAAGGGAAGTACTAACCTATTTTTATGTACTTTATCGGATAAAGAAAGGTAAAAAGCTTTTGGCCTGTTTATAGCAGTATCTAAACGTCTTTTCTTTATTAAATCCATTGCTATACCCACTACTTGATTGTCTTTATGGAACTCTACTTGATTTTTATCAGTTAAATTGATGCAATCGTCGGGTAATGACTTAGACTCAGGAACTACCTTAGTTTCAACTTGTTTAACTGGAACCACATCATTAGTTCCCTTTTTTATCTCAGCAATTAACATGTTAAACGGCAACCCTGTTAAATCACATAAGAACCCAAATGTCTTCTTTGTATACCCACAGTTATGACAGAAAGCATACTCTTTTTCTGGTATATAAAAGAATCTCCTCTTCTTTCCAAAGGAAGACCCTTCTCTACAGAAGGGACAACTACCTTGATAGGTTTTAGCTATCTTGTTATACGTTGGGTGACTTACGCACTCAAAGAATTTCTGTACAACAAACTGTTCTGGAATTGGTACCACACATTATTATGTGCGATAAGACGTATTTTTCAAGGAGTTTCTTTGACTATTTTTGTAGTCTTGTAATACTTCACCTGTTTTAGCATCCTTAACACTTACCATTCCTCTTTTTACAAACGAACCCGTTACTGGGTCATTGTAAACTGCTTGTTCATATGTTTTACCATCTTGTGTAAACGTGTTAATAACTGGGTAACACGCTTGCCCACTGTAAGGCGATATAATTTTTGTCGGTTCAATAAACATGTCCATGGCAATATTTAGTCAGAGACCTTATGCGATCCAGAATTCTGGCTGTTATACTTGAACTGAGCACAGCATAACTTGTATATATTGCCTGGTAATGTATGTGCTAACTCAGCAATTTTATGCTCCATAGCAAAATCAAACTTATCAATTGGTATTGACCTGTTAATGTTCTTTGGAATGCTTAGAAAGTAGTAGTTATCCATGTCTTTCTTAACATAAACTAACATCTCACCAACATAAGTCCCTGTTCCAACAGCAAAAACTTGTTTACTCTTTGGTATTACTTTACTCTTTCTATTTAAAAGGTTCTTAAAAACCTCAAACTTAGATGGTACTAATGGTTTTACCTTTGAAATCATAAGAGTTTCTATGGAGAAACGTCGTTTATTCTATCGTTCCGATATTTCCGTCGTTTCTTACTATATGTTGTAGAAATTTCTGAAGATAATTACCAATAGCATCAGCTTCTTGCTGTGTATTGGCTGATATAATTGGTGGCACTTGTTTGCCTTCCATATCATAACCTAAAATTATGAAACTCTTCATAAATTCTTGACAAGTACCTACCATTGCGTCAATTTCTTCTTCAACTTGACGTCTTTTTTGCATTGACCCAGCCAGTTGTATACGTATTGCATCTCTCACCACCTGCAGGACAGCCTGCTGAGTTTCAGAGTTTGAAGGGTTGACTGGTGCAGGTATCGGGGTAGGGACTGGTTTTTTTCTACTTTGCTTTGTTTTTTTATTACCCGAACTTTTTTTATTGGTGGGTAGATCTGCCATACTTTTATTTAAGTTTGGCAAATGGATTTTTCGTAACATCGTTATTTACTCCCCTGTTTAATAATTCTGTGACTAGGGTTTCAATGCTTTCTGTTTTAAAATATGAACCTTTTGAGAATTTATTACCACCGTCATCAATTTCAAACAAAACTTCGTTTACTTCATTCTTATTTGTATAACAAGTGACGTAAACAGAACATAAGCCCGGGTCAACCAACACCGTCCAACGTCTTGGATCGTTTTGTCCGTAAGCGTTGAAGATCTTCCATACAATAAACCCGCTATCTTTTAGTCTTTTAATAAAATAACCAGCGGTTTTAATCTTATTGGATACTTTTTTCTCTTTTAACTTAAATTGGCTGAGCATATTAATTAATTAAAGCTGAAACTATATAAATCAATTTAGTATTTCCTTTTGATAGTGATATTTTTATCACTCCGTAAGCAGCATTTATAGCAAACTCTAGTTCATTACATTTGCTATAATTTATAAGCCTAAAAGTCTCAAACTTAATAGGAATACTCTTTGTTAGAGCACTACCAGTAAAGGTATCTGCTATTACTGTTTGAAAATTATCAGAATTTTGAGCATTTCTATCACCTAACTCACCATATATCTTATTATTCTCAAAATAAACATACAATTTATTAGTATCGGTTGTAAAAGCTGCACCTTTAAACAAGGTAGCTAGTTTAGCTTCAGTAACTTTAAATGTAATGTCAAACTTTAAATCATTTATCTTCTTAATATTAATGGACGGTAACTTCATTATACCATCTTCAAGTAAATGATATTTAAATTTAAATGAATCACTAACGTATTGCAAATTATTTGAGTTTAAATCTAAATTTAACTCATCTGAGTCAACGCATTCCAGTACGCGTACCAATTTTTTGATATCACCTACATTTAAATTACGATCTATATCAGATTCACATTCTGTTTCAGAATATAGTACAAGAGTAGCATCCTGAGATGCAGTAATGTTACTAATTTTATTTTTTTCTACTTTAATTACAGTAGAGTCATTTAAATTAGAAATGGGTCCAAGTACATTACTTAGAAACTCTTTTCTATTCTTTATTTTTAATTTCATTTGTCTATTATAGACCTAATAATCTTAAGTACCAGTTACTTTTTTTTTCTTTTGTAACAAAACGTCCAGTTTTTCATTTATTGCTTTAATTTCTTTCTTTACTTCACTTATTTCAGCAATAATATCTTCGTACTTAGTTACTTTACTAAAATCAAATTCAAATTGATTAGGATCACTTACTGGTTGTACAACAGGTGCTATTTGTTGCGGTTGTGATATAGTAGGAATTTGTTGTACCTGGGGAGGAGACCATTGTGGTATTTGTTGTACTTGCGGTTGTGGAGGTAAACCTTGCTTTATAACTTCAGCAAGTTGTTTTTTTACCTCTTCACTTCTACGGTTTAAAGTGCTGGAAGCTCCTA